TTCTCGACAAACATTCGGCGGCATTTCGTCAATCTCAAAAACGGCAAAAGGTGTTCCGGCTGGCTCCGGAGTTGTTCGCTTCTCGGCGTGCCGCCGGCCGCGTTGCTGTGGTGGGTGCAGCTGGGGCTGGCCCAGAGTAGGTCAAGCCGCGTCGGATCGTCGTTGAAAACGCTTTGCGGCCGGCCGCTGATCTCGGCAATATCGGCGCAGGCCCGTTCAAAGTCCGGTACGCATTCCGGATGATTTGCCCGGATCGTTTCGATTGCGATATTCCAATGATTAAAGCCGCGGCCTTCGTAGGCGATCCCGGCTTTTTTGAGTGCGGCAATCTCGCCGGTGATACTCCCGCCGCCGCCGCAAAAAAGATCAATGAATCGAAATTTTTTCATCTTCTGCCCCGCTTCAAAACTTCCGGCCGTGCTTGTAAGGTCTGGTCCGGTTAAATTCCATTTTCGCAAGGATCGCGCCGGAAATATCAAGATCGCGTTCGCTGGCGTAATCCATGATCCGGATTATTACGTCCGCAAGTTCGATTTCGAGGCTGCTGTATTCCGGGCAATGCTTGTCCGGCGGGTTCCCTTCGCGCAGGGCCTGCAAGGCTTCGGAAACTTCGCAATGAATCAAGGCCAGAACTTCGCCGTCGTTGCGCGGCGCTTCGTGCCAGCCGTGTTGTTTTGCGATTTCGTAGGCCCTGAATGTTATTGCGTTGAATGATTCCAGAAAAGTCATTCTTTCGCGTTCTTTCAAACTTTCCATTTGCTTTTTGCTCTCCTTCGTTGTTATGGGTTAAAACGGGATTTCGTCGTCTGTCTGCTCCCTGCGAAAATATCCGGAATTGTCTTCCGGCGGGATTCCGTGTTCGGCATAAACTGCGCTGCCGGTCGCCGCCTGTTGCTGTTCTTCTTCGGCGTCGATAATCGCCAGCCGTTCTTCGATGTCGGCCGGATCGGCGTCAAGGTCGATCCATGATCCCGCCGCGGCGGCTTCCTTCCGGATTTCCGCGATCCGCTGATTTGCGACCAGCAGGGCGTGTTCTTCGTCAAGTTCCGGATCGCTCGGCGGTTCATCGGCTGCAAACTCGTATTTCGTGATCGTCGGCCAGTCTGATCCGGGCGTCTTCTTTACCGTAATTTTCCGCGGCCGCTTCAATTTCCCGGCCTCGGCGTAAATCAAGCATTCGTCGACCGTGTCCGGTAATTCAAATCCGGCGCGCTCCTGCCACCACTTTTCCGATTTTTTCCGGGCATATCCGGAATGCTCCGGACAAATCCAGTCGGAAATGTAGTCGTTAAAGCCGATCGCGTATTCGACGCGCAAGGTCGGCGGCTTCTCCGGCGCGCCGCGCTTTATGTGCTTGGAATAATAGACGCGCTGAACTTCAAATTCGGTTTCGCTGGTCTGATCCGACAAAATGCCGTCGCTGGCCGCCCGCGTCCCGTGGTGCAGGGCGCGTTCCTGCCGCGGCATGACAAATCCGCAGTCCGGGCATTGTGTCCGGCCCGCCGGGAAAACGGCTTGACATTGCGGGCATTCGCGCATCGGCGGCGGCTGTTTCTTCCCGCCTCCGTGCGTTTCCTCCACGCGGATCATGTCGACCGGCCCGTGCCGCATGATATTCCCGCCGTAGTCAAGGATCATGCAATCCGTTTTTCCGGTTTCCGGCGATAACCGAAAACCGCGGCCGACCATTTGATAATAAAGTCCGGCGCTGGCCGTCGGCCGCAAAAGCACCACGGTATCTACTGCGGGCGCGTCAAATCCGGTCGTCAAAACTCCGACGTTGACAAGATATTTCAAGGTCGGTTTCGTCGCGCCGAAAAGATCGGCCGGAACTTTCTTGTCCTTGAATCGGTCCAGAATTTCCGCGCGTTCCTCTTTTGACGTGCTGCCGATGACGATTCCGCATTCCTGCCCGGCGGCATACTCGATCCGCGTTTTGATGTGTTCTGCGTGCGCCACGCTGCTGGCAAAAATCAAAACCTTTTTCCGGTCGGCCGTCAATTTGACAATTTCGTTGCAAGCGGCATATACAAGTTGTTCATTATCCATTTTTGCGGCGATCTCGTCGGCGATAAATTCGCCGGCGCGAATGTGCAAATCGGACAAATCCGCTTTCGTCTTGCCGTTTTTGCTGCGCAAGGGTGAAAGATACTTGCGCATAATCAATTCCCGGACGCCGATTTCGTAGCAGATTTCATTCAAAAGATTTTCCGGCTTGCAAATCAAGCCGCCGCGCAGGCGGTATGGCGTCGCGGTAAATCCGATCAATCGGACGTTCGGATTCAAGGCTTTTTCTTCGTTCAAAAGCGTTTGATACATGCCGTCGCCGTCCGGCGGGATCAAATGCGCTTCGTCAATCAAGATCAAATCGAATGCGCCGAGTTCGTCGGCCTTGTTGTAAACGCTCTGGATTCCGGCGACCAGAACTTGGTTGTCGGTGTCCCGGCGGTTCAAGCCCGCCGAATACATGCCGATTTTCAAATCGGGGCAAAGCGCGGCGATCTTCGCCGCGTTCTGCTCCAAAAGTTCTTTGACGTGCGCAAGGATCAAAATTCGGCCGTTCCACAGCGTCGCCGCGTCGGAAACGATCTTCGCAATGACGATTGATTTTCCGGCGCCGGTCGGCAATACTGCGCAGGGGTTGGTGTCCGGCTTCTGCTGCAAATGCGCATAAACCGCGTTCACGCTTTCCTGCTGATAATATCGGAGGTCGAACATCGGTCCTTTCCTGTCGTCAAGCAATGTTGTATTGTAGAAAATCAGAAACGTACCGGATTCCGAATTTAGAAATCGCGTCCGCAAGTCTCCCGGATTTGACCAGCGCGCGGATCGTGCCGGCGGTCAATTCCGCGGCCGGAATGATCCGCATGAAATTCATGCCGAATTGATTGTCGATCGGTTCCCGTTTGAATGCGTGCAATTCCTGAATGCAGGAATCGTCGTCGATACATCCGGCCTTGACGATCGAATCGAAAAGGCATTTGAATTGATTGTCGAGGTCGCGCTTGCGGCGGTCCGGCGGGTAAAATTCAAGTGTTACCGCAACCGGGCCGCCGATCTTCCGCTGTCCGGATTCCGCGAAACGGTGTTTCACCAGTTCGTGGAATTTCCGTCCGGCGGCGCAAATTACCGGGTGATTGCAGCCGGGAACGTATCGCCGATACTGATTTTCGGAAATCGCAATCGGCAATTCAAGTTCTATGCTGCAATAGGCGGCGTTCATTTCTGTTCGGCTCCTTTCCGGTTCTTCGCCGCGTTTGCGGCCTTGATCTGGTCGAGGAACTTTGCCACGCCGCCCTGCGCGCGCCATTGGCGCCACGTTCCCGGAATGATCCGGCCGTCGCTGCCGCGGTGCGATCTGACGCGCTGTTTGTGCGGAACTGTCGCAAGATACATTTTGCGTTCGATTTTGCGGAGCATTTTGCCGTCCTCCTTTACTTCACGGCCGGCGGTTCGGCGGGCGTCTGGGGCGCGGCCGGTTTGGCGGCGGCATTTCTCGCCCAGGGCGCGACCGCCGGGGCCTGCGGTGCCGCGGCGCTGGTTCCGGCCGCCGGTGCTGCGGTTGTCGTTCCGGGCGTCTGGCGCGGCTTGAAATGCTTGATTTCGTTCTGCTCGTCGTCGGTGTTCTTGTTGACGCGGGTAATGATCTGCAAAGTCAGCGGGATCATGTGAATTTCGCTGGTATCGTCCGGGCCGCAGGGCTTGCTGGCGAAATCCCAGCCGACCGCCTGCAAAAGTTCCTTGATCTCGCTTTGCGCGATCTTGACGGCCTGTTCGTTGCTGTTCTCCAGATTGAAATTCTTGAAAATCTGGCGGCCCTTGTATTCGCCTTCGATGATTTCAAACGTCATGGGCAAATACCGGCCCTTGCCGCTGCGGCTCGACACCAGCCCGTCTTCGCCGGTGCGCTCGTCGTTGGGATCGCCGCCCGAGGCGGTGATAATCGCCTGATACATGCCCGCCGGGATCAATTCGCTTGTCGAATGTACGGTGTTGAAATCGACCTTGTTGTTTCCGAAACCTGCCATTTGTGCAACCTCCTTGTTTTAGTTGTTGGCCGGGGTGTTGTAAGTCGCCTGCCACGCCTGAATAAAAGCGTTCCAATCAAGCGGCAATTCCTGCGGCAATCCTTCAAAACGCCGCTTTGCAATCTGGGGTCCGTCGATCCCGCCGCCGTCGGTGATGATGATACGTTCGCCGCCGTCGCGGCCGATCGCTTCCGTCCTCACGTCCTTTTTATTAAATCCGGCGTCCTCGGTGGTCTTCCGGATGCGGCGCGTTGCGAAAAATACGCCGTCGGTGCTTTCGACCAGAATATCCATTGCCTTTTTGTAAAGTCTGGGCTGGAACTGGTCGTATTGTCCGATCCGCGGGCTGAAAACGCGGACCACGTCGCAATGCCCGATCAAGATAATTGACATTTTGCGCGCGTCCCGAATTTCCGTCAAAAGATCAAAGATGTTCAGCCACTCCTCGGCATATTCCTTGTAACCTTTGCCGTAGCCGCCGGCGGCGTCGAGAATGTTGCTGACCGAATACCGTTCGCAAATGTAGCGGAAAAGCATTCGTTCGGCCGCGGAAATGCTGTCGATCGCCAGCGTCTGGAAATCGTGCGCTTCATCCCGGATCGCAAGCAATTTTTCCTTGAAACTCTTGTAATCCTTGCTGATCGGGAATTTCGCGCAGTCGATCTCGTTCAGGCCGTCTTCGGTCGGAATGAAGATCGCGCCGGGCGCTTTGGCGGCAAACGTCGATTTCCCCACGCCTTCCTGCCCGTAAAGCAGGATGATCGGCGGCTTCGGGGTCTTGCCGCGGGTGATTGTGTCCAGAATACTCATGTTTTGACCTCCTATCGGTTCAAGGTGAAAATCTGCTTGCGTTCGTACCCGGT